AGAGAAATTGGCAAAATTTCCTCTTGCTTTCACACCTTAACTTATGGTATCATGAAGCACAGCGAGACGGGAAACCGCCTTTGCTCACGGAAAGCATAGCATAGCATTGGAGGTGAATCAAGATGGGAATGTCGACACGTATTGGAAGGAAGGTAACTGTAACCACATGTACATGCGTGATTGTGAATGGGCGAGACGTCGAGCATGAGGAAGTGGAGCTTTACGGAGATTACAATGACGTAACGCGAGCCACGAATGCTGTTCGCAAGAAGCTAGGAACGCAGCAGGTTTTGGTCGAATCTGTGAAGCATCGAAGTGCATACTACTCGATGCCAATCGAGAAGTTCGTGCAGGAAGCAGACCAAGTAACTGAACGTAAATCATTTGATGAAGAGGAGTAACTAAAATGGCAGAGAACATCGTGAAGTCTGAGAACGCAGCTATCATCGAGGATAATGCATTCAACATTCCGCAGGGATATGTTTGTACTCTTGACATGACCACTACCGAGGGTAAGAAGCAGGTCGCACAAGCACTTAATGGCTCCACTCCGCTCAAGGACAAGATGAATGAGGTCATTAACCTGATTGGAGTTATCACTACCCCTGGTACTCGTGCCGTGTCTGGTAATGACTGCACCAACAACTATCTTATTGCGGATGACGGAACTGTTTATTTCTCGCAGTCTGATGGCGTGACTCGTAGTGTCAAGGTAATCGTTGCTCTTTGGGGTGCGGAGCTTGCAAACGGGAATAGTGTTCCTGTCAAGTGCATTACTCAGAAGCTCAACAATGGCAACACTCTCAAGACCATCGTGCCTGCATAAGACCAAACGCAAGATATAACGACTCGGAGCGCGGAGCGGAGGAAAACATACTCCGTTCTGCGCTTTTATTTTTTCTAAGGAGGTGTTGATATGTCAAGCAATTATCAACGTGCTAGGAATGCGCGAGACAAGGCGCAACGTCGAATAGCTGACTTGAAAGCGCAGCTTAACGACACAACAAATGCAAACATAAAGAGCCGTATAAGAAAGGACATAAAGCGCATACAGAGAGCTGTGAGCAATACTAGAACCTACAGCACAAAGACTGGCAAGAGGATGCACACGAGCAAGCAGGTTGCGCGAGGAATAGAAAAGCTAAGTAGCCTGCTCGAAGAGTTCCCATTGAAGGTTCCAAGGCAAAAGAACAAGTCGTTCGAGGTTCGCATGAACATGGCATCGAACCAGCGCATTCAAGGGCCATCACAGAATGCAAAGCATACAGTTGGTGAGGAGATTAGCGGACTTACTAAGTCACAAGTACAAATATTCTATCGTGCAACACAGAAAGCATGGCAGAATGTGCCAATTGAGCAGCGAAACGAAGCCATATTGAAATACTATCATCAGCGTGACCTTGAAAAACTTTTCAATGATGTTCTTTCAGGTCAGCGCAACAAGGACGTAGAGAAAGCAAACGAAATTCTTGCAAATCCTGATGACTATACCGATGCTGAAAGAAAGTGGGCTTATGAAACCATACAGGATAACGACGACGAGTTTCGTTATGTTTCGGTTGTATCTGGCGCAGTATCAGCAGAGGTTTCTCCAGTCGCTCCAATGTAGCGAATACGATACCACTGATGATGTTGCTCTGGAAGATGATGCTATGAGGAAACGCAGGAAGTTTGAAATCGCAGCGTCATACGATACAGAGACAACGAACATAGGAGAGGGAGAGGATACAAGGGCTTTTCCAGTTTTGTTCATTGATAACCGTATCGTACACGTTGACTTGCGTAACTATGAGCCTGAACGCGATGATGACATTAGGTTCTATAGGCACGAGGAAGAAATGATGCAGGCCATACGCGACTACATAAAGATTGGGCAAATTGATGGCAAGGTTCCAATTATTTGCGCGTATAACCTGATGTTCGACCTACAGCCGCTAATGGAACTTCTTGACTCAGAATATGACATGCAGGTAAATGCACAGAGCAGCACTAACGTATACACTATAGATTTGTACGAGCAGGACACAGACAACATGCTACTGCGTTTCTGGGACACTTATCACCTTGAGATGCGCGGTTTGGCTGCAATGGGAGAGACGGCAGGACTTCCAAAGGCCATTGGCGATTGGAACTATGAACTGATTCGTACACCAGATACCGAACTGTCTGATGATGAAAAGTTTTACGCAGGACGAGATACGCAGGTCATACCAATGTATCTTAGGTATCTTCTACGAGCAAACGAGTGGATGAAGCAAGAGGACTTTGGAAACAGGGTCCTAACCAAAACGTCAATAGTTAGGCAGATGGCAAGACGCGAGATAGGTAGGATACAGGTAGGTAAGCGTGATGGAAAGAAACTATCGCTCGACAAGGCATTCATGGAGCACTGCAAAGCAGAGGATGCTAATACGTTCGCTCAATACGCATTACGAAAGGCATGTTTCCGCGGAGGGTTCACGTTCACTGCTGCTGCTACTGCAAGCATGGTTGTACACAACGTTGTATCACTTGATGTAACTAGTATGCACCATACGTTCATAAATGGTAGGCTGCAACCAGAAGAGTTCGTAATATGCTCGAATCACGACATTGAGGTGTTTTGCAAAAGGATACTAAACACGAAACTTGAAGAGATTCTTTCGCATTACGAGAAGCCATTCGATGTAGCTATACATGCTCGCGTGAAACTAACCAATATACGCATAAGGAAGGGAACGTGTTTCGATGAATGGGGAATAGCCCTAGAGCCAGCATCCAAGTTCAAGCGTTCGTTGCAATATGAGGAAAACTATGGCGAGGATGCGCGTAATGTCGAAGCAGACAACTACATCAGAAGCTATGGATGGCACGACGTTGTAACAGGAGGAAAGTTCGCGTTCGGAAAGCTGTATGCAGCGAAAGAGGTGATAATGAATCTTTCCGAGCTGGAACTTTGGTGCATGGGACGGATATACGAGTGGGATTCTCTGGAATCACTGTTTGGTGAGGCATCCGCAAAGTTCAGGGTTCCACCAGATTTCGTGACGCTTCAAAGCAACGAGCTTTTCGAGATGAAGAGCGCAGCCAAGTTCATAAGCAAGCACTATAACTATGGTGAACCGTATAAGTACAATCTATCAGGCATTCCAGATGGTATTGCGAAAGAGCTGCAAGCTGGAACGTGCAACCCACAGTTCTTCGAGAGCTGGTATACTGGAACCGTAAAGGGAATGTTCAACGGTATCTATGGAACTCAGGCTCAGGACGTTCGCAGACCATCCTATAAGGTGCAAAACGGAGAGTTGGTAATTGATGATGAAACGAGAGTCACGGCAGAAAACTACGACGAGCACAAGCCAGGAAATTTGCGAGTGCTTTATACCTACGGACTGCGCATCGTGGGTGGAAGCAGGTTGCATATGGTTATCTCGATGGAACTGCTCCACAGAGCGATGGGAACTCGTTGCCGTGTGTTGGGTGGGGACACAGACTCGATGAAATGCGCCTGTGACGCAGACGTTACGGACGACGAGCTAGAAGCCGCATTGGAGCCTATAGCAGTTGCATCTAAGAACGCAATAAACGTTGCAATGAGACGTGTGCGAAAGACGTTTCCGAAGATGGCATCCACATTGAATGGAATCGGCTCGTTCGACATAGAGAACAGAGGGCACCACTACGAGACGCACATAGAGCTTTGGAACAAGTGCCGCGTGTCTTTCGACGGCAAGGCCCATGTTACGTGCGCAGGTCTTAGGCGTCCAATCGGTCAGATAAACATGGAAACAGTCATAACGGAACTGGCAAAGCACTATCCGATAGATTACGTGTTGCAGGAGACTATTGGCTACAACGTGTTCGTGGAACCATCCGTGTCGCACGCACTGGAAAAGCACCAGCCACGTGCCAACAGCAGGTACGACAAAGACGTGACCGATTGCAACGGAACGACGCGACACGTCACGTCGCACCAGTCACCAGCGCTGTACCCAGCGGGAAGGTGGTTGGGAGAGACGCTGAAGGCCACGAACCTCAGTAGCGTCACGTACCTGCGCAACGTGTATGGACGAGAGGTTGACACCACATGCCGCTACGTCGGAACGGACGGAAACCGCATATGGGTGAAGCGAGACGGAGATAACGGCATAGAGACTATCATGGAGTGCGAAGTGGAGAAATGAAAAAATACTACGACTGGGAAAAGACCCTCTCGTATGACGCTGACGTTACTATGGTAATCGGAGCTCGTGGCGTTGGAAAGACGTTCGGCTTGCGCAAGCAGTTCATACGCGACTACCTGCGCCACGAGTGGCGTTTCGTTGAAGTTACGCGATACAAGAACGAGCTAAGCGGAGTTTCTGATGGATACTTCAACAGGCTAGAAAAGCTGTCTGAGTTCAAGGATTACGTGTTTCGCACTGACGCTCGTTATGCTTATATCGCAAAGAAACCAGACGATGAAAAGAAGAAGCCGTTCTGGAAGATGTTCGGTTATTTCGTAGCGCTCAGCGACGCACAGAGGATGAAGAAAAGAACGTTCGACAACGTAAGGAGGATTCTACTCGATGAAGCCATATTGGAACGGTCGGACAGGTATCATCGCTATCTGCCTAATGAGTTCGGCGTACTGGCTAACTTGGTTGATACTGTCTCTCGCGAACGAGCGGATACCAAAGGTATTACTCCCCGTGTGTATCTACTTGGCAATGCTTGTGATTTGGCTAATCCTTATTTTGCGGCATATGGAGTAGGTACCGACTTGAAATTCGGCTATAGGTGGTACGCAGGAAAGACGTTCCTCATGCACTACGTACCAGCAGGAGAGTATGGTGCGCAAAAGGCGATAGGCACCGTTGCAGGACGAATGATGGCCAACACCGAAGCGGGAAAGGTTGCTTTGGAAAACGAGTTCGTGCGAGTAAACTCGGAGTTCGTAAAGGCAAAGCCGAAGAACGCGCGCTTTTCGTTCGGAATAGTGTGCAATGGGAACAAGTTCGGAATATGGCTAGACCAGATGGACGGTTACTATCACGTTACCGACAACATACCTAACAACACTGGAAGGCCAGTCTACTCTCTCACACGTCAGGACGCATCAATAAACTACGTAGCGGCAACGCATTTGGGCAGCACAATGAGATACGTGCTGGACATGTACACCTATGGGCTGCTCAGGTACGAGAGCGAGGACGTTATGATGAAGTTCGGTGACGTGCTACAGATGTTCGGAATCAGGTGAGAGGATTACAAATGGCAACATGTGGTGATTGCACTTATTTCACAAGCTGCTTCAACAGTCACGAGCAGCCCAACAACGAGGACCACGAGATATGCGGCCGATATTTAAGGCATGAGCATGAGTTTTCTAGAAGCGACTTGGAGCATCCGAAGAGATACGTTCACGGCAGCGTGGAATGTTTCGACATGCTAGAAGCGGCACTGTCACCAAGGGAGGTGATTGGTTTCTACAAGGGATGCATTCTCAAGTACATCTGGCGAGAGCGGGACAAGGGAGGTTGGTACGACTTGCAGAAGGCCGAGGTCTATGCTAGACGTCTGAACGAGTTCTGTGCTAGAATAGGTTTGTCGGGTGACGTTCCGCATGATGTGAGTATTGGCTGTGCGAGAGATACGGATTGAGTTCCGCGCACGCCAAGCGAACCCTATCAGTCGTTTCAACGGATTGCGGTTTTCGTTCGTTCGACGTATAATGTGGCTAGGAGCTGCACGGCAGTCTCCTAGCCGCTTTGCCATATAAAGTCGTTACGCTGGAAGGAGAAACACATGGGAGATACAGACGACATCGACGAGACGCAAGACGATGTGCAGGAGGCGAACGAGGGCAACACAGAAGCGCCGAATACAGGGCAGAGTGGAAGCGACACTGGTTCTGACACCAGTAGTATCGATACTCGACTCGATGCCATCGAGGAAATGATTCAGCGCATGAACGGCACCATGAACAAGATTGTGTCCACGCAGAGTGCGCTAGTCGGAAACGGCGTAATCTATGACGTGGACGATACCGACCCATCTGACGATGACAACGTCGGCGCTGCAAGGAGCAGCGTTCTCGACCTGTCCATTGATGACATTGACTAGGAGCATAAGACATGGCAACTGACAACGCAACAATCATCAGGGACGTTTGGCTTAATGGAACCAACGACTTCCAGCAGCGAATCCCAGACCCCACTCAGGGCAACATCCAGGCAACCATCGACGCGCTGTTCGAACCTATGAACAGGCAGTATTTCAACCAGTTCATCGACCAGCTCGTCATGCGCATCGGAGACACGTTCGTGCATCAGCAGAGCTACAAGAACCCTCTCGGAGTTTTCAAGAAGAGCAAGATGATGTATGGCGATACCTTGCAGGAGATTATTCCGAAGTGGATTCGAGCGCATTCGTATGTGGATGACGCAGAGGACGTGTTCAAGATGGCACGTCCAGAGGTCGCAACTTGGTACCACTCCCAGAACCGTCGTGACCGCTACGACATTACCATCAACGACGTAGAGCTGCGCACCGCGTTCACCGACAACTACGGACTCAACAAGCTCGTCGCGTCCATTCTCTCCGTTCCGATGAACAGCGACGAATACGACGAGTATCGAATCATGATGCAACTCATTGCCTACTACGAGCACGCATGGGGATTCTACAAGCACAAGCTCACTGGCGCGCCAACAACCGAAGCGACTGGCAAGGAGTTTCTTGCCGCAGTCCGTTCCATGGCTGGAAGGCTGAGGTTCCCGAACACCATTTACAACTCTGGCGCAATCGAGGACGTTCCAGTTTTCGTCAAGCCGACCGAGCTCGTGCTTCTCATTACCCCAGACGTTCAGGCAAACGTGGACGTGCAGACTCTCGCTGGAGTGTTCCAGCTCGACAAGGCCGACATCAAGTATCGCACCGTCCTCGTTGACGAGTTCCCTGTGAACGATTGCGTCGCGCTTCTCACCACCGAGGACTTCTTCCAGTGCAAGGATACCGTTTACGAGACTACCAGCGCCTATAATCCTAAGACCCTCGGAACCAACTATTTCCTGCATCACTGGGGAATCTACAGCGTTTCGCCGTTCGTTCCCGCAATCATGTTCACCACTGGCGATGGCACCAGCGTTACCACTGTGACGCAGTCCGTGACTGGAATGACCGCAACAATCGACAATGAGACTCCCGACAAGGGCGATACCACGGCAATTAAGGTTAAGCTCACTGGTACGCTCGACCCAGCAAACGTCGATGGAATCAAGGTTGCTCCCAATGCTGCGACCTACGAGACTACAGTCAAGACTTCCACTGGCGATGTGGTTAACAGCCCTGCCACGCGAGTTGACGAGTACGGAGTTCTCCATGTCTCCAACAAGCTCAACTATGGCGATGTAATCACAGTCAAGGTCACCAGTTCCTACGTCAACCCCAGTGGCAAGACCAGCAAGTACACCGCAACCGTAACCGCCACGGTAACTGCGTCTGCGTAATACCGTCACTCTGCACTTAGCTGTTACACCTGTCGTGGCGGAACTGATTTTCTATTATCAGTTCCGCCACATCTCATAGCGAAAGGAGGTTGCATGGACTTCTCGCATCTGGCGGACACCAAGTTTCCAAACATCGAAACCGCTTCTCCGTATGCCTTAAAGAACACGTTCGATTACACTCGATGGGTTCCAGACACTAAGATTCATCTTGTAAACGTATTGTGGAACAACGATTACACAAACGTGGTTAAGTTCGAGGACGACAATGCAAGAGACAAATGGTTCGACGCGATTGAGGACTCGTTCACGCTCAAGCTCACGAGCAATGCCAGGGTCGTTCCAGACGGCTCAATCAAGCTACCTCTGCCATACGACGTCGCATGTAGATACAACTACCTGTTTGTGGACATTCCGCTCGCAACGTCAAAGGAAGCGCTCATACAGAACGAGACTGATTGCGGCGTTCGTCGTTGGTACTTCTTTGTCGGCGATGTGTCTTACTCTGCTCCTAATACTACGGTTGTTTATCTGCAACCTGACGTATGGACTAATTTTATTGATAGCGCTCGTCTCACTTACATGATGCTTGAAAGGGGACACGCCCCAGTATATGCGTCTGATGTTGATGCGTATCTGTCGAACCCAATCAATAACAACCGATACCTGCTTGCACCTGACGTGAACTTCGATGACGAGTCAGTCGTGCGAGACTCAAAGTATATACCTGTAGGTGCAGGAACAAAGTACATCGTAATTGCCAGCACGGCTGGATACAATCAGATTCAGAGCGGAGCACTTGGCACCATACAGGCCGGAAGTTCGTTCAGCAAGCCAACGTACTCCGACACTTCGGACTGGTACGGGTATCAGTTGCATGTAAATGGATACGGATTCGGGAATGGAAAGGACTACTCTCAGCTAAACGCGCGTGTTAACATGAATAACAGGCCAGGCGACAACATGCCAACGTCGCTTGACACCTACGCGATTCCAGCAAGCGATGGTAGCTTCCTTTGGGATTGCAGAAACAGCAGCCCTGCGTTCCTGCGCACCATAAAGGCCATGTTCGTCGTGTCCGAGGAAATGATTTCGCTAGGCACCGAGTTTACGTTCCTTGGGCACAAAATCTACTACGTAACTGGAACGAACAGGTCGCTGGAAGGATACTCTCTGTCAAAGGACATGTTCCACTTCGACTCAAATGAGGAGCGTTTCGCAAAGCTGTACACTTTCCCATACTCGCGCATCGAGGTGTCCGACAACTCTGGAAAGACGTCCGAGATTCGAATAGAGAACACCAGCTCCATTGGCGCAAGGCTTCTTACCAGCGTAGCGTTTCCGATACTTGACTGTCGCGTGTACCTTACTGGCGTGAACGGCGAAGGCTCGCAGAGCTACGTGTGGAAGAACCTCAACGGAGACGAACTTGACAGGCAGGTTCCAAACGGAGACTGGGGAAGTCTGCTGTTCGAGCTGGACATTCCAACGTTCGCCCTGTACATTGATGCAGAGACTTCATACATGCTTGACTCGTATTCCAGCTCGCTCGCCAACGCGCGAGAGCTTGCCTTGACCGCTTACCACAACACCGTTCGCTCTGCCAATCTCGGATACGTAAACGGAGTGGCTTCAGCAAGGAACTCTCACGAAATCAGCGTGGGTGACGCAAACACGGCTCAGGCCAACGCCAACGCATCGGCATCGACCGCAAACAGCAATGCGATAGACTCTGCCAACACTGCGCAGACAAACGCAAACGCGATGGCTGGAACCACGCGAACGAACACCAACAACATGGCTAGTGCCGCTCGCTCAAACACGAACGCCACGATAGCCGCCGCATCCGCAAACGCGAGCGAAGCAAACTCGGCTTCATCCTATGTGATGACCAACCAGAACACTATAGCTCGTTGGGACACCAATGACTCGAACTATGTCTCCATTTCGACCACAGAGACTAACAACCAAGTCTCAATCGCAACGACAAGGACATCTGGGCAGGCTGGAATAGCATCAGGAATCGCAAGCGGAGCCGTTTCTGGTGCGATGGCAGGTGGCGGTGACCCAGTTATGGGCGCCATAGGTGCCATTGCAGGCGGTGTCTCTGGTTGGGTGACCAGTTCGATAAGCGCGGATGCGGCCAACTCCAACGCATCCATGATGGCTCAGGCGGCTTCTGACGTAACCGACGCCATAACCAACGCAAACAGCAACATCGTTGGCAGGCACATCAATACTGGTCAGCAGAACACCGACCGAATGAACAGGGCACGCACCAACCAGACGAACAACAACAACGCGGCTCTTGGAACGCAGCGAGACAACAACTACAGCGCGGCTACAACCAATGCGTCGAACCTGTACACAACTCAGACTGGAAACAGCGCGAGGACTCGCAACACAGCGGTAAATAACGCCAAGCGTCAGTACGACACAAGCGTTGCCAACGCAAGTCGAACACATACGGAAAGCATATCCGATGCCGACAACATACTTGCAACGAGCAATGCCAACAGCACGAGGTCTAGGGAGATAGGCGTACTAAACGCAAAGGAAACTCTCGAGACGGCTCAGGACACTTCCAGAAACAGGCTTCTGGACGCACGACGAGGGGCACCAGTTAAGCTGACTGAGACAAGCGGCGATGGCGCCAACATGTACTATGGGCAGAACGGAATACAGTTCAGGCTGAGGACACAGAGCGATTCGGCCATAGCACAGACCGCAGCCCAGTTCGCACGATACGGATATGCGCTGAACCAAATCTGGGACGTTGAGTCAAGCGGACTTAACCTCATGAAACACTTCACCTATTGGAAGGCGTCGGACATTTGGGTTGACGTCCGAAACGTGGCAAGCTCTGAGATAGGTGCGGCGATACAGAGGGTGTTCGAGAATGGCGTGACCGTCTGGTCAAACCCAGACGAAATCGGAAAGGTGGGAATATATGACAACTGACAACGCTTCCAGCACTACCGACGAGAGCACCAAGAAAACTGCTGAGGAAACTGGTACCACAACAGACGAAACAGGAACCACAGAAAGCGGAGAAACGAGTGGCGAGCAGCCAGTGCAGCGCTCCGTCCACGAGCTTCTGAAGCTGGGCACGTTCCAAGGTATGACCGACGCGGAGATTCAGTCCCTAATCGACTATTATGTCGAAGTGGCGCACAACGACGAGCACACCAAGGCGGTTCAGGCCACGGAGATTCAGACGATGAACGCCCAGTGCGCCGCATACGACTCGCTGCGAGACGATGCCAACAGCGTATTGAAGCAGGTGTTGGCAGCCCCGTTGAACCTTGCTATAATAGACGAGAGCGGAAACGAGGTGTAAGCATGAGCAGACGTGGCGGAAAGAAGCGCAACGCACCGAATCCTTGGAACGGTCGCGCCGATTACGGAAACTGGGAGTATTGGCAAAGCGCGTCAGCCAACCAGCGCACATATCTATACTATGTCGACATCATCACAAAGATGGCACTTAGCCGCTTCCGCTGGATTAACCTGCCACCGACATGTGACGAGCGCTATCTGGAGATGACTCTCGTTACGCAGGGAATCGCATCCATCGCCTTCCCTAGGAAAATGGAGGGAACTTTCCTGTCCCTACAGTGCGCGCAACAGGGTAGGCCGAACATGTACGACAGGCCGATACGATGGCTTGCCATCGGACAGAACGGCAGCAAATACTCATGTGACGCAAAGAATGGCGTAGTCGTGTTCGACAACGAGACGCGCTATCCTCTCATGGCTGGAATACAGCTGTACGCAAACGAGCTCACGCACCTACGGCTTACTCGTCGCATGAACAGGATGCACCAGCAGATTCCATTCATCCTCACTGGTCCGCAGGAGAAAAGGCAGGACATGGTCAACCTGTTCAAGCAGGTGGCTGGTGGAGAGCCTGCGATTCTTGCAACAGACGACATCCAGCAAATCGGATACGAGGCAATGTCCACTGGTGTCGAGTTCATCGGCGAGCAGTTGGCAGTAGACGAGCAGAACATATGGAGCCGTATATACACCATGCTTGGCTTGACCAACACGACGATGAAGCAGGAGCGAATGACCGAGGACGAGATTCGAGCACAGAAGGCGCCATCCGAGCTTGTTCTCGAATCGTGCCTTATCGAGCGAAGAAAGGCGGCAAAGGAGCTGAACGAGCGGTTCGGCGCGTACCTCAAGGCTCCAATCGAAGTCGTGATGCGTCAGGACAACGAAAGCCAGAACTGGAACCTTGCGCACAACGTGAAGTCGCAACTCGAAGCAGGTGACTAGCATGAGTACCATCGACAACATAGAGCTTGACGGCGAATGCGACTATCCCGATTACCACGCAGTCGTTACCATTCAGCTTTGCGAACTCATTAACGACAAGTTCTGCGACGATATGTTCACTGGCTGGATTTGGCCTAAATACGACGACGCTCAGGACGCGCGATTGAGAAAGAAGATTTCAGACCACTATTGGTTTCGTGAGATATCTCTTGTTCCGCCTGGCATCTGGAAGCACGAGTTCATACGCAAGATGAACGAGATAATGCCAAAGTACATTCCGCTGTACAAGCTGATGGACGAATCTCCAGAGCTGTTTGGTGGCGATTCAGAGTGGTACAAGGGACGCGACATCTATTCTGACTTCCCACAGACACAGCTGAGCGGAGACAACGGAGACTACGCAAGCAGCGGAAACGACAGGGAGTTCCAGAGGATTCGACAGGCCGATTTCATTGACACTGCAAAGCGGCTGCAAGACTACAACGACGTCGACCTGTTGATTGTGAACGACATGAGTTCGCTGTTCTCGTGCCTTTTCACGGTAAACACAAACAGCTACTAGCATTGGGGATGTGATATATGAATGTAATTGACTGGACTATCTTTATTCCATGCATAATGATTGTTTTCGACCTTGCAACTGGCTACATCGCAGCGACGTTCATGGGAACCGTTGACTCGAAGAAGATGCGTAATGGCATATACGGAAAACTTGGAGAGCTGTTCGCAATCGTGCTCAGCTACTTTCTAGAGTTCGCAATATCCGTATATGGCGCGAATGCCATCGGTATTAACGCATCGCTGCCAATAGGTGCTGGGATGTGCGCATATGTCACTTTCACCGAGCTGGTTAGCGTAATAGAGAACATAGGGTGCATGAATCCTAAGATTGGTGCAAAGCTGATAGAAATCATCGGAATAAAGCCAGACAAGGTGAATCTCGTGTTGAAGGGAGATGACGATGATGCCTAAAGGAATAAGTGACGGAGGTATCTACCATATCGTTCCGTATGGCTCGTACACTGCCTACACTCCAGCGCTTCCGCAGTTCTATTGGGACGTGTACAGCGCCGAGCAACGTATAAAGCATATCTGCTACGAGATTGACAAAATCATCGCATATGCAAACATGCTTGGAGTAAACATAAACGCTACGCACGAGGATGTTGCGAAGCTGCAAGAGCTTTTTCAGAAATTCCAAGACCAAGGCCTAGCGGAACTTTATGAGAAGCTATTGCAACAGTGGGTTGATGACAACATGGAACGCATCATCTCGCGTGTAGTAAAGTTTGTATATTTCGGTCTTACCAATGACGGTTACTTTTGCGCCTATATTCCCGATAGCTGGGACGAAATCACATTCGATACTGGCGCGGTATATGGGCGCTCCGACTATGGCAGGCTGATTCTAAAAATGCAGACTGACAGCCCTAACAGCATCGACAATACTTATTCATACTCGCTTTCTCAAAGCGCTTCTCTTAAACAGCTCATCGCAGATTTGGAAGTCAATTCAAAGCGCACCGACAGCACGTTCGATACCCTGTTCACTAATCTTGATTCTGAGGTTGTGGCACCTTTGGGTGACTCACAGGGAAACCAGACCATCACGAAGGACGGTGAGAACGTATGAGCGTAAGCCTAGTGCAGCCTATGCGCGAAGCCGAGATTGAGCTAGTGAAGCTTGCTAACGCGAACGAAGCAGACATAGCGCAAGAGATTACAAATCGAGAAGCAGCTGACACAACGCTTCAGAACAACATCAATTCTGAGGAAACCGAACGCAAGGAATCTGATGCAACCTTGCAGTCCAATATCAATGCGGAAGCAAGCGCACGAGAAGCAGCTGATACAACGCTTCAAAACAACATCAATGCGGAAGCCACCGCACGAGAAGAAGCTGACACAACCTTGCAGTCCAATATCACTGCGGAGAGAAGCAAACGCATAGCAGCTGATACAACGCTTCAGAACAACATCAGCGCTGAGGAAACCGCACGTAAGGAATCTGACGCAACCTTGCAGTCAAATATCAATGCGGAAGCAAGCGCACGAGAATCAGCGGATACAACGCTTCAGAACAACATCAATTCATTACTTGCGTCTTTGTCTGCCATTGAATTTGGCACTTCAGACAGCTTTGATATCCAGGCAAATAGTTACCATGACTGTATCGTTACGTTTGATACCAAGACAACTATCCCAATAGTGCTTTGCGGTTTGCAGCATGAAACAGGCAACATGGCCGAAACAGGCAACATGGCCTGCACCATTACGTCAGTAACAAATCAGCAGTTCAGCGCACGTGTTTTCAACCTAACCGCAACCGACATCACAGCAGCAAAGATTGATTGGCTTGCAATTGGCTTGCAATAAAGATTGATTGGCTTTACTAGCGACTTTAGCTTGGCAATTTCAGGGAGGTAATTCTAATGGCCTACACTACCCAATACATCGGTTCCCGATATGTACCACTTTTCGCAGAGCCAGCAGAGTGGGATTCTGCGCGTACTTATGAGCCACTAACTATTGTCATGCACGATGGAAATTCGTACACGTCAAGGCAGTATGTTCCTGTTGGCATAGAAATCACGAATGAGAAGTTCTGGGCGCTGACTGGAAACTACAATGCGCAGGTGGAGCAATACCGTCAAGAGGTCAAGACGGAAAAGACACGTGCCGAAACCGCAGAGCAGACGTTGCAGGCGAATATCGATACTGAAAAGACTCGTGCCGAAACCGCAGAGCAGAC